ATCCTGCGCCTCGGCGAGGGAAACCTCAACCACGTAGGTGTCACCACCCTTGTTTTTCCAATACTGCGGACACTCGCCAGCGCCGTCCCAATCGTGGGCACCGTAGTTCTCGCGGAATTGGGTATGAATTACTAGTTTCATAACAGGTCCTCACAACCGTTTTTTCATTGTTTATATGCTATATTATACACGAATCTGAGGAAATGTCAAGCATTTTTTTCACTTTTTTTCAATTATTTGGCCTAATGAAATCAACAACTTATGTACTTATATTACTATCTGTAGGTTCACTTGTCAAGCATTAAAAATGCCTTAATAATCAATGAGTTAGGAAGCCCCTCAAAGGGTCTGTGAGGGGCTGTGTTGAGCAGTCAATTTAGGGTTATCCTACTACTCTTTTTTCTCTAAAGCGCTTTTACCGTAAAATGCGGCGACTATAGCAGCGACTGAAACAAAGTAGGTTGGCGCCATATCACCCAAAACGGTTGCTCCTGACTCGAGGCCAAAGAATGTAGAACCAACTACAGCGAACGGATATAATAACATACCGTAAAGTGCGAACCAGGCCATATTGCGCTGGGCGTCTCGCATTGCATCCTCGTCCTCTAAACGCTTACGCTTGAATTCGAGGTACATCTTCTTTTCTTCTTCTGATACTTTTCCGTCACCATCCCAATCAGCTGGTAATGGTTTATTTTCTTCTGCCATAAGAATCCCCTATATTATATTTGTTATGGGTATCTTATTATTTATAACATCATTTATTTGTTGCTTTGTGAATTGTCCGTGTGGTTCATTGCGAGATGTATTGTAGCCTTCACAATAGTAGCAGGCTTTCATTATTTCTTTGTGGCCTTCTCCTTCAACAAAGTCCCTGAGGCCTGCCATAATTTCTTCTTCGTTATCTCCGGTGAAATCAAATCCGTCTGTTTCTACAAAGTCCCACTCAACAGGTATGCCCATGTTGTCGTATTGTGGGCCTTTGGTGATACATATGTTACACTTGTAATATTTGCCGTGATGAAAAGAATGGCACATATCCTTTAACAAACAAGGATCATAAACTTCTCTTGCTCTCTCGTCTGTATGCTTTTCATACTTGTCTAATACAATAAAACTTCCTGTGTCGTGCCAAGTATAATCGTCTTTATACTTTTGCATTGATTCAAATGTATGCACAACATCAACATCAGTTACATTTCTCCAACGCACTCCTGTTTGTTCTAGTTTGTTTACTATTTTTTCATAGTTTATATTGTTATTAGAATATATTGACAGCGATACCATATCAACCAACTCAAAGAATTCATCTGACATAGTAGGTATCATCAACCCATTGGTTGCTACATTGCTTTTATAACCTGCCTTATGTATTTCTTTTAGGTAATCTAATATCTGTGGGTGCATCAAAGGCTCCCCACCTATCAATCTTATATACGGGGTATCGACATATTTGCCTATTATGTTTAAATCTCGTACAAATATCGACAAGTCATCATCACGGTGAGGCTGGAAAGGAGAACCTGAGCTACAGTTTGTACATCTCAGATTACAGTGCCAGGTGACAATGTGTTCCATATAGGAACGATATATTCTATCCATCTATAATTATAAAGGGTTGAGTGACACCGTGTATATCATTTACCATAGCCATAGTAGGAATAATTTTAGTTATCTCAGGATGATTTTCTTTTAACCAGTCAACATTGTAAAGAGTAACAAGGTGTGTACAATTGTTTTTAATTTCCTCTGGATTAGTAGTAGTGAAGTCTTCATCTACATAATACTTATACGAAGATACTTGTTTTATATTACTCCATGACCAATCTTCATGTAATTCATCATAATCAAACTTTCTTTTCATAGCAACAAATCTAAGCAGTTCTGGATCACAAAAAGAGGTAAATACTTTTTTTGCTACTCGCCTCAATTCTTTGAGATCAAAAACAAAGTCCTCATAAGAACAATGTGTATGAACGCTATAAACATATGCTATATCAAAAGTGTTATCTTCAAAAGGAAGAGGGATCTTTTCCTCACCTGTAGGATTATAACACTGATTAAACCTATTATAGTAAATCCATTCAGCCTCAGGAAATTCTTCTCTAGCTTCTTCCAACACATGATAATCTACATCGACACAAGTATAATTTTTAGGATCAATAACTCCTTCCTGGATACCGTCTCTTAAAAGATTTCCGTGATTGCCCCCATAGTCTAGTATTTTTAAATTACTAACGTCATCATTTCCTAGACACTCTCTAAGAAAATGCAATCTATCTATTCTTTGAAACTTATATGTCTTTTCGTTTATCAAAATTTAAATCCCTCATAATTACCACCTGCTTTTGTATTATCAAAAACAGGAACATCATTACCCGTATCTTGTAGTCCTTCTTGTGCATCACCTTCTACATCAAACAATTTCATTCTCGGTCTATCTACACCTATCATAAAACGCTTGTTGCGTGTAGGGTCCGAGTATCTGTTCTTCAATTGTTTGACCATGATCTGCCCAAGTTTCTCTAACTCCTCTGTACTTATAAGAGCAAACATCAAGTCTGCTGTAGCGGGAAGGCCAAATGATTCTGAGGTATCAGTCAATTCAACATCACTGCTGTTGTAACCACTCCTTGTAGTCTGTGTTGCTGTAACTATAGGGACATCATGTTCAACTGCTAATCCTCGGAGCTCTTCTGCAATGGACTTAATGATTGTATAGGAGTTTGCTGACGAACCAGCACGGAACCTACTACTACTACATATGTTAAGGTAGTCAATAAAAATAATATCAGGTATAAAGTTTCTTTTAAGTTTGAGTTCGTTGAGGAGCGCTTTGAAGTGTCCTGCGTGTGCTGAGGCTGTCGGGTATTCTTTGACGATAAGCCTGCCTTGTATTTTTTCATTTATCTTTTGTATCCTATCTTCAAACATTTGTTTAGACAATTCTTTCAACTGTCCTATAGGCAAGTTCATTAGATTTGCGTCAATACGTTCTGCAATCCTTTCCTCTGACATCTCAAGTGTCACATACAAAACACTCTTGCCTTGTGAAATACAGTTTGCTGCCATATGACACATGAATAATGACTTACCTACACCTGTACCTGCAAGTGCTACGTTCAGTGTTTTGTTTGCTAAACCGCCTTCTGTAATGTCATTAAACATTGCAAGATCAAACGGCATCTTTTCTTCTAATCTATGATAGAATTCATATCGTTTGTCTGCGTTTTCAATATAGTCATGTCCTACGTTGTTATCAAAGCCAACCTGCAAGGCCTTTGACAACATATCAGGTAAAGCATCAGGACCTCTGTCTTTGTCCTTGCCGTCAATGACCTGAATACTGTCCATGATAGCATTGTAGATTGCTTTATCCTTACAATACTTTTCAGTCTGATCCAGTAACCATTCTTTATCAACCGCTTCTACATCAGCGCCCTGTAACCATTCACTCAACGCAGGCAGTTCGCCTTCACTGATAGTCCTATCTTCTTCAATAGAAATAGCTAGTGCTTGTTTTGTAGGAGCCTTGTTGTACTTGTCAGCATAGTCCTGAATTTTACGAAGGAGAGTTTTACTCTCACCTGTAAAGTATTCCGTTTTTAGAAAAGGAATAGCCTTTCTGAAATATTCATCATCAGAAAGTAGGTTTCCTATAATTATGTTGTCCAGTCTTTCTTGCATTTAGAATCCTTTTACGAATCAATTCAACTGATTCTTCACGTAATTGTTCTTTAATAGTATAGTCTGCATTTTCAGGTTTTACAAACATTCTATTAGTATCATTATAACGACTTATGTCCAAAGTGTCAAGGAATATTGTATAGTCAGAATTAAATACTTTTCGAGTCTCAGGTAGAGGACAAACAAAGTCTGCTATAGCAATACGCCCAAACACCGCTTCACAATAAGCAAGACCACGCATACGCATTGCTTGACGGAACCTTGCATCTAAATCAAATTCCCAATCATCTACTGCTTCACGTATAAAGTCTGCATTGAGATGCACGAAGTCAGGTTGTTCGTGGCATAGTCTTTCAGCTAACCAAGTTTTACCCGAACCAGGTAATCCACAAATAAGAACGATCATTTGTTCTCCTATTGAAGGTCTTCTTCCTTCACAAAGATGCCATCTATCATTTTACCTTTACGATCTTTGATGTCGGCATAGGCCTTTGCAATACATTCGTCTAGACGTAATCCATTTCTTTCAGCAATATTGATTAGTACAACAATACAATCACCAATATCGTCACTAACATCTTTTCCTTTACAAACATTATCCGAAAGTTCTCCAACTTCCTGGATTAGTTTACATACCTGATCCTTGTCATTAGCACCGTCGATTAAGTTTCTATCTCGATGCCATTGGCAAATCAAATTTACTAATTCTTCAATATCATATCTCATTCAAACCATTCCTTAGA